ATTCAAATATTTTTAAAGCTAAATCTTTAACTCCTGTTTCTGCAAAGATTCTAGCAATCAACTCCATTCTCATTTGAGATTGAGTTAAAACTTGGTTCATACCAGTTGCTGTACTATTGTTTAAAGAATCTGGATTTAATCCTTGTGAAGTTTTACTAACACCAGTTCTTGTTTCTTTAACAGCATCTAAGTATGCTAACATACCACTAGCTTGTTCTGTAATAGGTTGTGCCTGAATAGGCATCATAACATTTTGAGGTGGTTGTTTAGTTCTTACAATTCCTCCAGGTCTATTTGTAAGAAGATCATCCATAGCTACTTGACCATCTTGAATGGCAACTCTATTATTATTTGTTAGATACATATTATCTAACATTTGTCTCATAACAGTAGATTTAATTAATTGAATATCTTCTACTAGCTCTGCAATAGATCTTCCATGAAATCTGTGAGGCATGATAACTGGAGTCATAGATATAAAAGGTATTGTATCTACTTCTTCAATATCTAATAATTTCTTAGCGTCTCCTGCTACAGTTATTTTACATAACTCTGCTTTACCATCGTCATCAATATCCATTCTAATGTAACACTCATGGATTAAAACATCATTAGTGGATTTATCTCCATCTGATAAACCATGTGAAAAATCTATATTTTGGTGTCTTGTAAATTTATCTTCAGTAAAGTAATCAGTATCACCAGTTGGTAATCCTTCAACTAGATCTCTATCATATCCCATTTCTACTAATTCAGTTTTAGTTTTATTTGTTCTATGGCAAACAAAGTTAGCTGAATTAATATCTTTACATCTTCTTTCGATTAAAAATTCTTCAGGAGGAACTGGTTCTATTCGAACTTGTCCATAAAGTTTTGTTCTATGAATAACTACATCATGCAGTTTTACTTTATCTATTTCTTTACCACGATCATCTGTGATAGGTTCTTCATATTCTGAATGGTTTGAAACTTTAACTTGTGCTTCTGAAACTAAATCATCAAATTCATCATCTGTTAATCTTGTATATTCTTCTCTTTCAGTCTTTTGGGAATCATCCCAATAAATTTTTAAGATACCATTCTTTTGGATAAGTGCATCTTTAAATGCTGTATATAAAGATTTGAATCCATTATTTTCTTTTAAGAAGATATAATTAATATAGTCAGAACATTGTCTAGCCATTTCATCATCTTCAGGTCCAGTACCTTCACAAGCAAATACATTATCTCCTGAAGTAAATATCTTCATAAGAGATGGCATTAAACTTTCTACTGTATCCATTACATCATTAGAAACAACTTGAGAACGCCCTTCTTGTTCATTACCAAGAGGCATTCCTAAATAATATTCTAATGATTTCTTTCTTCTCGATACTAACTCTCCACCAATATATCCTGATGAACTATGTATTTCTCTTGCTAGTATTGATAATATTTCTTGTTGTGATTTTTTCATTAATTACAATTCATTTTATCTAGATCTGCTGGTACTTCTTTTGTAAACCAAATCCATGATTTAATTTTTGTTCCTTCTTGTGTGTAAGTACATTTTGGTCCTACAGCTACACAAGATGTAAACATAAGTAAACTTATTATTAATAATATTTTATTCATACTACGTATTTCGTGTCTATCCTTATTGGTTTATCCCATGCAGTTGTGTCAATTGGTTCTGCAACACAACCATACCTAAAGGCATCACTTGCGTGTGAACACCAATCGTGTAGGGGTTTATTTTTAAATACCTGGTTCTTATCATCCCATTGTTTTCTATATTGTCTTAATGCGTCTAATCCTACTTTACACTTTTCTCTATCGAACCAACAGTCAGGTAATGCGTTTCTCACAGATTCTATTCCATGATCAACTTCTAATTTAGGAGCTACTTCAAAATCTATTCCTAATTCGTTTGCTACTTCTAATCTAGATTTTCCAGTTCCTAATTCTCTAGCCATTATATCGTGAGGTGCTATATGATGCGAATAAGCATAATCTTTTTCAGATAGTATATCAGCATAATGAGCTAAACTTTCTCCACTTGTCTCATAATAATCAATGAGGTGTACTTCTTTTCCAACTCTTTGTGCAAACCAAATTGCAGTTGAATCTCCTATCCCCAAATCCCACCAAGTTTCCACACCTACATTTTCATCTACAGGCACGTAGCTGATTCTTCCATCATTATCAGCTTTGGTTATCAGTCGACCATAATAACTTCCAGACACTGCAGCTGTAAAAGAGCATTCAAACTCTTGATCATACTGTTCAGGTGTCATAATGGAACGTGCCTGTTCCAGTTCCTCATCTGGAATTACTTTAGTGTCTGAAGATTTATATAGTTTCCCATACCAATCTTTATGACCTCTTAAGGCATAATCATAAACTTCCCAGAATTGATTATGACCCATTGGTGTACCGATAAATAAAACCCATCCTAATTTATCTGCCACTGCAGGTCTGATAATCTCTGTCCAAACTCTAGGAGACATGATAGCGTATTCGTCTAAGACTACTCCATCAAATCCCATTCCTCGAATTGAGTCAGGATTATCTGCACCAAATATTTGAATACGTGATCCATTAAAAAGATCTATTCTTAATTCAGTCTCGTTCCTACTACCACCCCAATGCATTAGAGGTTTCGTATAAAATTTTAAATATTCCCAAGCAATAGATTTACCTTGTCTATAAGTGGGAGCTATAAATGCACATAAACTTCTAGGTTTACCTGCTGCTGTTTTTATTAATTCGTTAATTGATAATACTGATTTACCAAATCGTCTATGACAAACTAAAACGCTAAATCTTTTTAAATTATCGTGAACTTCTCTTTGATATTGTCTAGGTTTATATGGAACCTCAATTATCTTAACTTTCTTTTTGCCATTGGACTTTGATTTCGATTGGTTCATCAGATCCTATCTTAGATGTTGTGTTTGCTAGTCGTGGATGAACATAAGGTGCTGCCTTTTCGGCTGCGTACATTTTACGTTCAGGTGCACTTGCAGGATTGTTTAACACAGATAGAAGATAATCTAAAGGAGAATGTTGGTATTTAACTGCCATTTCTTCCATAGATTTCCACAGCTTTTTAGTCTTAGCTCCGAAAGGTCTACCAGCTCCTTCTCTTTTACCACCATGATTAGGAGTTTTATTAATCCCCCATGTATTAGGTTTATCAGAAGGTTTTTGTTCTGATGATTTTTCTACTTCGTTTTCGTATGTTTTATCTTCTTCCATTAAATTATCTTTCTGCCCTTTTTATCAAATTGTCTCAATTTAGAATAGTTATATCCTCTACCCCATTTTGTACCTAGAGCTTTAGCTCCTTTATAAGCTAATGTTCCACCTATTACTGTTAGAGGATTTCTAAAACCCCACTTAGCAACTTTAAATAAAGTCTTAGGTAGAGTTTTGCCTAGGAATCTTTGTTGCCCAGACATATTTTTATTCATGCCAGTTGCCCATGTTTTAATCTTACCTTTAGCAGCAGTTACTTTAGAATATTTAACTAAATTTTTACCACCTTTATAATTTCCATTAACGTTAGCCATTATCTTTTTCCTTTTTTCTTAGCATATGCTTTAGCTTTTTTCTTACCAGCTTTAGTGTATGCGAACTTTTTCTTTCCTACTTTAGGCATTATACGTATCCTTTCTTTTTAAGTGCTTTGTATCTTGAATCTGATTTAGCTAGTCCAAAACCCCCTACAGCAGATGCTCCTGCTGCATATTTAACTGGATGTTTTGTAACGTGCTTATATGCTTTAGTATTAAATTTACCTATAGGAGATTTTATAGCTTTTAAATTTGATTTTACCCAACTAGGTACTTTTTCACCTGTTGTTTTAATTTTTGTCCACGCTTTACCACCAGCTTTATCTGCTTTAAATGTTTTTATAGCTTTGGAACTAAAGCCAAATATTTTATTCATACCTTTAATTGCCCATAATGGTGTACTCATCTTAATAATCCTCTCATTGCAGCATCTCTTGTAGTCGGCATAGGCATTTGTCCACCTGGACGCTGACCCATAGCTGCCATTTGTGGGTTATTAGCTTGTTGTAATAAACCCTGTTGTTGTTTTTTCGCCATTTCTGGCAGTAATTTAGCTTTTATGATTAATTGTAGCTTCTGCTGCTCCTCTGGAGACAGTCTAATCATTTTATCTGCTAATTTTTCTAGTCTTTTGCTCATTATAATACCGATTTATAATCCTTTAACTTCGCTTTTGCACGAAACTTAGGATCTTTTAGATTTTTGCTAAATTGATCACGCTTCTTCCAGGTCTTTTTTAAAGTTTTTGCTGAAAGTGCTTTGATCACTGGGTGCATTAAGTAGTTTCTCATCTTCCTTGTCCTTGGTATCTTTTATATGAACGTTTTTCGTCTTTGTTCATATTCTTTTTGTGCCTGCCTATTTGTGGCTTTGATCGTTCCCTGTAAGTGTTTACACCATACTTAGGCTTTGTCGCCATTATAGCACATATCTTCCTATGTCTCTATAATGTAAAGCAGTTTTAGTTTTCTTTTTTTGAGCTTTTTTACCTTTGTTGTATACCCATTTACCAGCACCATAAGTTGCTGCTGCTGCTAAACCATAGATACCTAATGTTTTAGCCCTTTTTAAGAATTTGTTTGATTTTGACATTATGCCTCGTATTTGTTTTTATTCATAGACTTACCTACATAGTAAGCTGCTGTACCTGTAGTGTATAATTTGTGGTGCTTTCTAACGTGTTTACCAGCTGTAGTAAGTTTTGCTCCTGCTCCATGAAGTCCTTTTAAGACTTTTGGATTAGTAACCTTACTTGATAGAGAAATTGCCTTCTTTTTTGCAAAACCCCCACCTTTGTAAAGAGATCTAAGTATCTTAAATGCCATAGATCCTCCAAATTTTATTAATGGTGCTGCCATTTTTTGCTCCTTTTATTGTTATTGTTAGACCCCTAATGGAGCCTATTCGTGTTAAACCCCCCTATTTGATCTATCGACAAGTCGATCAGATCAGAAGGGGTGAATTCAAAACCCATCGAATTCACTGTTGTCAATCGTTCCGATTGTCTTTATTTCAACATTGTCAAAATCAGAGATTTTGTCTTTGTTGTTTTAATTATAAATTGCTTAGTTCTCATGAAGTCGCAATTGATAATTGTTTGTTAGTTGTGTTGTTTACTCTCCCTGTCGCAGGGCGAACAGGAAGATTAAACTGTTAATATATATTGGTAGTCTATTAACTCTAGCTTGTCTATTGATTAATGGATTACCGATATTGATTCAACCTATTGATATTATTAGCTAACTTGATTGCTGATAGTTCAATAGATACATAAATAAGTGCTA